TCGTATGGAACAAGAGGAATTAATAGTAAAGGATTTTTTTTTACTTTTTTTAGGAACTATTTCCAATACACATTTTGTTTTTTTTCCATAAAAAGGTGTTACGCATCCGTTTTCATATTGTGTCAGTGTAATGGTATTGCTTGTAAGATCATCAATACATCTTGAACGAAATTGTTCATAACGTTTTTTTACACTGTTATAGGTTAGTCCAGATTTTTTACCTAACATTTTATTTACTGTTTCGTGTAAGGTGAACATCCATCTTGAAAACGAATTACGATTGGTATATACTTTTGAGGAATATTTTGATTGTTTAAAATTTTTAGGTAGATTTTCTCGACAATATTTACAAGGTAAAATATTTGCTAATGACTCTATAAATTGTTTATAATATTGTTTGTCTTTTTTGGTTGGAGAACAAGGATAATTAAAACTCATGGTATGAAGAAAATGCCATAATGGAGGACCCCATATAGAAGTCATCATACCATCAGGACTGTTAAAATCTTTACTAGTAAACGTTGTATTCATATAATACTGTAAGTATGTATATCTTATAGTATAATACAATATTTAAAATTAAACATATATATTTTAAATATCGTGTATGTTATGGTAAAATTTATTCTTTGGCTTTAATAAGTAAATCAAACATTTTAGCAACTCGTCTATGTGTTAACAGCATATCGCTGGAAAATAAAAGTTCAAAGTTATTAAACGTAAATATATTTAAATCATCCACTGTTTTAATTTTTGTATCAGGTCTATGGAAAATAAAATGAAATAATAAATCTATATAATTCCACACAGTCATAACTGCTGTTCCTATAGTTTGATATCCAATTTCAAGTGTTCTAAATAAAACACTAAGAGCGTAACTACTTACAAAATATTCTGATTTCCAAGAATCATTTAGTCCAGATCCGGCGTATGTTCCAAGTTCATTAAATTTATCTGTATATAATTTTTTTTTACTATCAATTAGCATATTTATTATAGTATTTTTAGCATCTGAGCCGATCTTAGCTACCTTACCTGTATACGTTTTTGTTTGAAAATAAGTGATACATTTTTTAATCCAATTATCTTTGGATATAACATTATCTACTAATTGTTTAATATATATGTCGTAAGTATTTTTAGATGGATAATAAGTACTGTCTGGTGTAGCAATATTATTATCTATATATTCTTTCGTTAATTCATTAATTTTATTTATAAGTATGTTTTGCTCATCGATTATTTCGTCAAAAATCTCTTTTTTTAGATAATCTGATAAATTGTCATATGTAACTACTTCACCTTCAGTATTTGTTCCGGTAAGTCCTATATCATTTGAATTAGTATTTAATGCGTACATTGTATATAATAAGTAACCTACGATGGATATTACAGTAATACTAATAATAGTTGAAAAGGTAATTGCGATCGAAATCGATTTACCTTTTTTTTTCTCAATTTGTTTTTTTATTTCTTCATCAGCATCTTCTCCAAGTTTGTTAAGTATATCATCTTGTTGAGCTCGATAATAGGCTGTTGACTTTAATACAAACCCTATACACGTAAATCCAACAATTAAAGGAAGTATTAGAACAATATTTTGTTTCTTTAATATAAAATTACCAAGAAAAATCCACAAAGTAGCCATACTCGTTATAAACGATATAAAAAATTCCCAACCCAACATAAACTGAAATATAGCAATACAAGTAAATAAAACTAAATTATATTTTTTTGGATGTTGAATTAATTCTCTAATAAAATAACTAATTTGTGTGAAACCATAAAATTGCTCCCCTTCTTTAGGTTTAGATACTAGTGAGATGATTAATGATAAACAAATTAAACCTATAATACATAATAATATAGATTGTTGTACACGTTGAACTTGTGTGTTAATTTGTTGTATTTCCTTAAGTTGTTTTTTATTTGTACGAGATTGTATAGCAGTATCTATATTCGCATCTTTATTTTCCTTAAAATATTGTAAAATAAAAGAAGACACATTTCCAAGCCAATTCCAGATCCAGCCAATATTGAATCCGTCCATAATAACATGATCACATCGTTGTCCATCTTTATCTGCACACGAAGATTGCTTAGTTTTTTTTTTATTTTGTGTATCATCCGTTTCATCTTTTGACTGTGGTGCTACTTGTATATTTTTATAATTAGGATTTTTTTGTAAATTAAAAGAGTCAGCCATGTAATATATACTATTATATACTGATATAAATATATTATATAATTAATATATTTATATTTATTTAAATATATTTAAATATCTGTGTTGAACATCTTTATTTATGGGTGTAAATATTTAAGTAATGATGCTTTACCACCTTTATGAAAGATATAAAAATTACTTTTTAAAAAAGTTAGTTGTGGTAATAATCGTAGTAAGGGTATATACATATATTTATTGATTACTTCAAAAATCCAAGCACTAGAATTTTTAGTAAGTGGAAAATTATTTAACACCCATAACGTTATTACATAAGCAATGTATAATGTATTAGGAACATTTGGCAATACTAAAATAATTATAGGCATAACTAAACTAAATATAAATTTAGGTATATTATTTACTCCTTTAGAACCAAATACAGTACTAAAACTAAATAAATATACTAAACTAATGATTAATATAATAAATTGCATGATTGTTATTTTAATATTTCCAATAATAGCTATTTTCTTATTTAAAATATTTTTATCAATAGTATCCAGACAAGGATTGCTTAGATTTTTTTTTGTATCTAAATCACCAGTTACACTCAAAGATAAATCTCTTCCAAGAGAACTATATGTATATTTTTCGGAATAATAATCCTTCTTAGGCTTACAGTCTACAGATTTCTTTGGATTTTTTTTAAGATGGAACGGTGTTTTATCATTTTTATTAGAATTAGTAAATGGTTCTGTAACTGTATCGGTATCGGTATCGGTATCGGTATCGGTATCGGTATCGGTATCGGTATCGGTAACTGTATTTTTATTTGAATATGTGCTGATAGGGGGGATAGACGAATGTAAAATATTGTTATCTATATCATATATTTTTGGACATTTCATTATTATATATAGTATAATATAATATTATAATTTTATTTTATTTAAATACCTATTTTTCCATAATTTGTTTATATACTTTTTTATAACTAATTGTTTTTTTAATCCCTTTATTAATATAGCTAAGTTTTAATATTTTATCTAATTCTTTATATGAAATAGAATATGTATTACAAAAAGCATATAAAATGTTAGAATATTTGTTAGTATTATATTTATTTAATAAATAATATATATAATGTGAAAATATCTGAAAATTATAAGTATTTATGTAACATTTATTAGAAAGAATACGAATATATTTTAAATTACAAAATTTATAATTTAACTTACTATATATGGCAGACTTTTGTATAGTATTAAATTTTCCATACTGTAGACGAGTGTTGGTATCATTAATAATAGAGTTAACTATAATACTTAAAGTAGAATTAATATAATGATATAAAAACATAATGTTAGATTTTTCATAATGATGAAGCATGTTAGTTGAAAAATTAATATAGGAATATATATCAGCTAAATGAGTAATTTTATTGATAAATGTATTTTTAGTATTATATTGTAAATAAGAAGGTATATTTTTATGTAATAACAATAATATATATTTTGAGTCTTTACTCATAATATGTTCACAAGTCTCTCTTTCTAATTTAGTATTTAATAATTTATATACACTTTGATATATATCTATATCTATATCGGCTTGATTATTTTTAATAAATTTTTTAATTCCAGGTAGATAAATTTTAGGATGTGTATTTAAATAAAATTGAACCATATCTAGATTATGTTTAATAATTCTAAAATTAGGTATAAATGTTTTCATTAAACAAGTTAAATGAACATCGGACAAAGAAATATTATTTTTATGTAGGTATTCTTTACAAAATAAATAAATGTCATTCTCTGTTGGGAGTGGAAATTGTAAATGTGATGATACTTCTGTGATATGTTTAAAATAAGAAGTATGATTATTTCCTTTAAAAATAATAGGAATATAATTGGTACTTTTTTTTTTCGACTTTATATATGTTAGAACATTATTAATAATCGAACGTTCAGATACAGATATTTTATCAATTTCATTAAAAATAATTATTTTATTATTTGAGGTATTCATAAACAATGATTGAATATTTTTATAATGTAAAATATCATTAAGTTGAGATTTCATATATTTGTGATTTTTTAAATCCAATAAATTAAATTCAGTCACATTATAGTTGTGTTTATGTAAAATATCATATAAACAAGTAGATTTTCCGATACCACTTGGACCCGAAATTAAAAGACCTTTTTTATAAGTAATATCAGGATTTGTTTGCTTATTATGTTTAGCAAAAGTTAGCCATTTTTCTATAAATGTGTAGGAACGTGTATTTATAAAGTTCATTATATAACATTAAATATATAGTATATACTTAATTTTAAATAAAAAAATATTTATTACATAGATAACATATTCTATTTTATTTATTTTATATGTTCTCTAATAGGTAAATATATTTAACATAATTTATCAACAACATCCCAAGTTACCCCACACGATTTTGCCCATTCACATTTTTTGGTAAGGTTATGATTATTATTAGCTATATCAGGATTTTTATGTATATCGATTCCTAAAACAGTGTTAAAATCTATTTTTGAAATAACGGGATTATTTTCAGATGATGTTTGTATGATAAACGACCAAGCGGAATCGGATGTTTGTAGATCTTTAAATTCTACTAATTGTAAAAATTTATCATTTTTTTTATTTCCGCAAGTTGATAAGAAATAGGTAGGGCGATTATTATCTACATCATATTTGTACATAGAACCAATATATACTTTATCTTTTGTATTAATAGTATTTGTAGTGTCCGTTTTTTCTAATGTAATCGATTCATCAGTATATTTATAAAAAATCCATGATGATATATTACTACTTGTAGCTGGTTTCTGAGAAGAAACGACACTTATATAGGATGGTTTACACTTACTTGGGTGAGAAATATATAAGGACGATGTATCGCTTGTAATAATATTATTAGTGCATAGTGTAACATAATGAGTATTTAATGTTTCTGGATTAGTATGTTTAATATAAAACGTATGTTTTTCAAGTTTTATATCATCTAAATTATAATATTCTATTGGATCTTTATTTTTTTTATGATTCGCTTTTTCTAATGTCCAAATCGATTTCTCGGAAGGTATAAGAGTATTTATAATTTCTTTTTTATTCATATCGTTTTTACAAAAACTTCGAACCCATACACTATCCTTGGGGTCGCGGTTACCTTCTGTAAGAGAAGCACCTGGTGCATTTATTTTAGTGTAAAGTAGTTTAAATATATTATTATATTTTTTAATTGCTTGACACTCCATATTTTTGGGAATATCTGTTTCACCTGGATGACGAGTTTGCCATTGATATCCTCCATTTTTTTTAAGTTCTTTATAATATATGAACGAGGGGAGGTTTTTTTCATAAAAATCAGGACATTGACTATTATCTTTAAATGAGATATTTTTATTGGGCAAACAAGTTAAACGACCTTTAGGAATTTTTTCCTTATTTTCCTTTAATGTTCTAAGACGTTCTTTGGATATACTTGTAGATAATTCGGGATTGCCCCATTCTTTCCAATCTAAAGGTAAGTCTAGTTTATTATCTCCATTACAAATACCTTCAGCATCTCGTAATGTTCCTGTGACATCTTTAATAAAATGATCCGAGGTATTGCGTTGTGTATAATTTAAATTATTTGTAATATTTTTTTTAGTGTAGCATGTAAGATCATTTTTATTTACATTATCTATAAATGTATTACAGCTAGATATATTATCACTTAATGTTATATAGGATACATCAGTATTATAACTAATATCATTATTAATAGTTAACGGTTTTTCAACTTTATTTTTATGTTCATTAATATAATTATTAGTAAGATTAACCAAATAAATATTATCTCCGTATAAAATATTTGTTTGTACCCGACAGGTTCCTAATTGTTTAGGATTATAACATATGCCTTTTTTTAATTCGTTTGATTGTGTAGTTGTTGGTACAATACACTCATTTGATGTTGACTTATCTTGTTTGGTATTCTTTTTATTAGTATTCGTATTCGTATCACTATCATTCACTTCTGTCCAATAATCGGGACAAGGTAAACTGTAACCGGGATATATATGCGTATCTTCTTTATCCTTTTTTTTTTGTTTTTTAAAAAATCTATATAAATAAACAATGGTAAAAATAATAGCACTTAATAAAAAGAGTATTACAAATAACATTTTACCGTTGTTAGACACAAATTGTTTCGTTGTATTAGTGGCTGTTGTAATTGTATTAGTGGCTGTTGTAATTGTATTATTGGATATATTTGACATATCTATATACTATAATATATAAATATAATAAATATGTTGAGTAAATAAAAAAAATTATTCTTCGATGACATCTTTATAATTTCGTAAGCCATTTGGACTCATATATTTAGGATGTTCCAGTGGTGTAGGTAATTTAGATATACTATTTAAGTAAAATAAATAATGTTTAATATTAACATTGATATTTTGAACACAATAGTCGAGAACATATTTATTTATATCTTGTAGTTCTTGTCGTATATTAGGCGTATTTTTAGCATATTGTAAATACATGGATCTCATAACAATAAGCAAATCAGTTTCATTTTGTGCGCTAATAGAACAAGAACAGATTTTTTTAACGTCTTCAATGATTTTATTTTGTAAAAATTGTATATTTTGACCAGTAAAAAAAACATTATACAAAGGTGTAGGTGTAATAGAATTAATTGCGGTTGTGTTATAAATAGGTTGTTTATGGTTATCTGTAAAATGATAATCACTTGCGGCGCTATTTTGAATATTCACTCTTCCATTGTTCATTATAGTTATACTTTATATATAATATACATATATAAATTAATAATTATAAAAAAAATAAAAAAATAGTAAATTATATAATATAAATTTGATTTTTAATTATTTAAATATAATATCATAATACTCTTATTATGATAACAAATAAAACAAAACATAAAAAGACCACTAAAAAAAATAATGTGTCAACTAAATATCAAAAAATGTCACATACAGAACATGTATTAGCTAAACCCGATAGTTATATTGGTTCTACTGAATTAGAAGAAACAGAGCAATATGTATTAAATGATACTGATGTAGAAAATATCGTTATTCAAAAGAAAACTTTTATGGTTTGTCCTGGATTTTATAAATGTTTTGATGAATTAATTGTAAATGCGTTTGATCATTGGAAACGTCAACAAAAATATAATCTAACTCAAAATAATATTAGAGAGGTAGAACATATTAAAGTAATTATTGAAAAGGATACTATAAGTATTATGAATGATGGTGATGGCATTGATATTGAAAAGATTCCTAAATACGATAAATATCCTGTGGAATTAATATTTGGAACATTGTTAACATCTACTAATTATGACGATAATGAAGAACGAGAATGGGGAGGCAGAAATGGATATGGGGCAAAATTAGCAAATATATTTTCACTAGAAATGACTGTCGAAACAGTGGATGCGAACAGAAAATTAAAGTATATTCAAACATTTACAAACAATATGAAAGATAAAAGTAAACCTAAAGTAACCAAATGTAGTAAGAAACCGTATACTAAAATTACATGGAAGCCCGATTTTGCGCGTTTCAATATGACTGCTATTGATATTCATCATGAACAATTGCTCAAAAAACGCGTCTATGACATCGCCGCTTGTACCGATCAATTTGTAAGTGTATGGTTAAATGGTAAAAAGATACCCTATAAAAAATTTGTAAAATATGCTAAATTTTATATTGGCAAGCAGCCAAGTGTTATACAAGAAGAGGATGGTTGGTCTGTTATCGCAACCTATAATAATAATGAAGTATTCGAACAAGTTTCCTTTGTAAATGGTATTAATACTGTACGAGGAGGAAAACATGTTGATGATGTAGTTAATCAAATTAAAGATAAACTGGTTGACCTCATTCAACGAAAACATAAAAAAAAAGTGAAAGGTGCGTATGTTAAAAATCAGTTAATGGTCTTTGTTAATGCGACAATTATTAATCCTATATTTGATGGACAAACAAAGGAAACGCTTAAAACAAATAAAGGTAAATTCGGTCATAGTATAACGATTAAAAAGGAGTTTATTCAAAAACTATTTAAAACAGAGATTACAGATCGTATTTTACAACAAACAGCTTATAAAGATAATAAAGATTTAGAAAAAACAGATGGTAAAAAAAAGTCTCGTATTAGCGTACCTAAATTATGTGATGCGAACCTTGCCGGAACAAAACGTTCTAAGGAATGTACATTGATTTTAACAGAGGGAGATTCGGCCAAAACAATGGCGATTGCTGGATTATCTATAGTAGGACGATCTACATATGGTGTCTTTCCTTTAAAAGGGAAGATTTTGAATGTTCGAGATGCCAGTGTAAATGATATTGCTAACAATAAAGAAATAACAAATATTAAAAAAATTCTAGGTTTACAATCCAATTGTGAGTATACTGCCGATGATTTTAAACAAACCTGGCCTTTGCGCTATGGTAAAGTGTTGATTATGACGGATCAGGACCATGATGGTTCACACATTAAAGGATTAGTTATTAATTTATTTGATCATTTATGGCCTCATTTACTCGATCGACAATTTATATGCTCTATGTTAACACCTATTATAAAAGCTACAAAGGGTAAACAATCTAAATCATTTTACACCATACAAGATTATGAATATTGGCGTAACCGCGCAGGAACTCATCGATGGAAAATAAAATATTACAAAGGGTTAGGAACATCCACAACAAAAGAAGCGAAAGAATATTTTAAGGATTTAAAGATAGTACATTATGAACGTGCGAATAATGAAGTCATTATGAATATAAATACTCCAGAATTGTTAGTACATAATAAACAAAAATGTAAAATTGATTTGGCATTTAATAAAAAACGGGCCGACGATCGTAAACAATGGTTGTATCGTTATGATCGCGACTGTATTATGGATTCTACAAAAAAAAATGTAACGTTCGACGAATTTGTTGACAAAGAGTTAATACATTTTTCAAATGCTTCTAATGATAGGAGTATTCCTGATATTCGTGATGGATTTAAACCATCTATTCGTAAAATTGTATATAGTTGTTTTAAACGTAATTTAGTTAGTGAAATTAAAGTGGCACAATTAGCAGGGTATGTCTCAGAAAATGCGGCATATCATCATGGTGAAAAATCACTAGAGGGGGCGATTGTAGGATTAGCTCATGATTTTGTAGGTTCAAATAATGTAAACTTATTAGTTCCGATAGGTCAGTTTGGGAGTCGTTTACATGGTGGTAAAGATTGTGCGCAGTCAAGGTATATTTACACACAATTATCTAAATTAACTCGTAAATTATTTATCCATGATGACGATCATATTTATAATTATTTAGATGAGGATGGTTATAAAATAGAACCTGAAACATATTGTCCTATTCTTCCTATGGTATTGATTAATGGTTCAGAAGGAATTGGAACAGGCTTTAGTTCTAAAATACCTCGATACAATCCAAATGATTTAGTAAAGTATATTAGACAAAAAATAGATGGTGTGTCCAAAGAACATAATATTACATTAGAACCTTGGTATAAAGGATTCGCAGGTATTATTCATAAAATTGATTCTCGAACCTATATTACAAAAGGTAAATATTATTTTGTTAATCCTTCGACGATTGAAATTACCGAATTGCCGGTGGGTATGTGGACGGAAAAATATACCGATATTCTAGATAAAATACTCAGTGTAAAAAGTAATAAAATTTTGAAAAATTATACAGATAACTCTACAGAATCAGAAGTATCGATTCACTTATATTTTGACCAAGATGCTTTATCTGATTTAGTAAGTAAACCGGATGGTATTCAAATTACCGCAATTGAAAAATATTTGAAATTAACTAAAACAATTAGTATTAGTAACATGTGGTTATTTAATACTAAGCGAACAATTGTAAAATACAAAAGTGTTGAAGATATTATTGAAGAATGGTTTACGTATAGGCATAGTATGTATATAAAACGAAAAGATTATTTGATTCAAAAATTACAAAAAGAATTAAATATTATATTCTATAAAGTTAAGTTTATTAAAGAATTTATAGCTTCTACGATTGATATTCGTAACAAAACAAAACAAGTAGTTATAGATATACTTACACAAAAACAATATCCATTGTTACATTCAAATATTGATGATACCGACGAAGCAACTAAAAATTACGACTATTTGCTTAAAATGAATTTATATACATTAACAAAAGAGGAAATCGACGCATTAACCCATAAACGTGATATGAAAAAAATGGAGTTAGATACACTTACACAAACCACCATTAAACAATTGTGGTTACGAGAAATGGATGATTTTATTACCTTATATAATAAAACACTAGTAACAAAAAAATCTACAAAAAAGAAAACAAAAAAATCTACAAAAAAGAAAACAAAAAAATCTACAAAAAAGAAAACAAAATAATCTTTAAGAATCTTTAAGAATCTTTAAGAATCTATATTTATTAAACGGGTGAACTATTTTTTGTTTGAACTAGGCCAATAAATTCTTTTGTAGCATTGGTAAGTTTGTATATATTTTTTCGTTTTGATAGTGTAATTGTTCCTAATACGCAAAAACCAATAATACTAACAATACGAACAGGCCCTCCTATAATATAGGAAAATGAAAGTAATACAATGGCCATAAATAAAGATATAAACATATCACAACGAAACGATTCTTTTATACGTCCCAAAAAAGATTCTGATACTATATCACATTCATAGGCATATAACAACACAAATACTAATAATAAACCTAATGCATATACTAATAACAAAATATTAAAAAAATTATATTCATGATAGTACACATAACGTTTTTTATTTTCTTGTTGTTTTATTTTTTCTCGATGTTTCATACTGTATTTCAAATTATAACCAGCGTAGTAGTACATATGTTTTAATATATTTTCTGATAATACATTTATTTTCGCAAGTAATATATCACGTTTATTGTTTAACCATTCCATGTTAACTTATTATATAACAATATAATAATTTATGTCAATTACAATAAGAATAAATTATTCCAATATGTAAATATTATTTTTTGAATCTCTATAGGTAAATATGGTTTTGTAGTATATTCTTGTCGATAACGATAAAAGATACAATCTAATGTATACCATTCATTACAATGAGTATATTGTTTACGTAATAAGGATTTCATCTGTACTGGTATTTTTTTTATGGGAAAATCATCATAATCATAACCAAATATATTACGATTATAAAATAGTATATTAGATAAACATACACTTTTCTGTAAGTTATCCCAACAAACAGTAATATATATATTACTGTTATCACGATTTACACATATAAAATTGGAATCTGTGCGTTGATACGTCCCGTTGTGTTCAATGTAGGGAAGTATAGTTGTATCGGATGATTTTCTATAAAATGAAAAGGACTTATTGCGCAAAGGCTTTGTATATTTATTACGTATAAAGGTCGTATAATGTTTATAGTAGTATGCTTGTAATAAATATTCATAAACCGAACATTTTTGACAGTAGGTCCATCCATAAATACCGCAACCACTAGGAGAATCATATCTATGAGTGTGACATTTATTGGTACTAATTGTAGTATCGCAAATCGAACACCAGTTTGAATATATCATAACTAATCGTCTTGGATTTTCGATAATAGAAAGCCATTTTGAAAGTATGCTATTGACTGTTTCGTTTACTATCTCGGTTACTATATCGGCCACTCTTTCTGACATATATAGTTTTTGAGGATATTAATATATAGTAAGTTTAATTTATATATGATAAATATTAAAATATTATAAGACATGATAAATCAAATTTATCTTTTACAACATATATTATCACATAATGATCAATTATTATGGACTTCCTATACATATAACCAATTGTTGTACGATATTTCTTTGTTACATTACCATATACACTCGAATGCCATGACAGAGATACTATCCATAGAAAAATTAGATATTAAACATCAATATATAGTATTATTATATGGATTATTTTTTAATAAAGATGTGAGTATATGTTCGTCTAATGCTTATACGATAAGTAATGATGAAATAGAAACTATATTATACAAAGAATTAGAAGATATAGATAAACAAAACATACAATCACAGTTACAGGAATCGTTTACAACTCCAGCAAAACTGTCCAATATACATATAGATATACAAGGCGGGGAAAAAAATACAGTGAATTGGGACGATATATTAGTATTTATAGATGATGCCCGTTCAAGATATGCTCACTATATACAGGACAAAAAAAATATATATATTGAGAATATGACTCATATATATTTTATTTATTTTATTTTGTATCCTATTCTTACTTGTAAACCTATAACATATATACCTTCAAATGATACGTTTACAATTACGGATTATAACACAAATATTCATAATTCTACTATTTTAATTACCACAAAATATGCGAATGCCATAGACGTTCAGTATGAACATAGTATATTTTATAATTATACCATTAAACAATTTTTAATACATTCAACTAAAATAAAAAAAAATTGTATGTTGGGTTCACTATATCCATTTATTATTGTAAACGATAACACTATTCGTTATAAACAATTATTATTATTATTGCCTGAGTCCTATGTATTAAAAAAAAATATATTATTTATAAAAAAAAAATATAGTAGTAGTAAACAAATAAAAAAAAAGACAGAACAACCTTCACAACTTGTAGAGCCGGTCGTATACTCGGAAACCGTTACTCCCGAGCAAAAATATATATGTAGTAATGGTAATAATAATATGATGATTATAGGAATTTCTGGTATAGAAGATTTATTATCTGAAACAATTTGTCATAACATGTTTACATATATTTTAAAAAAACATCCTTATACTTCAACAACTATACCTACACTACAAAACATATATTTATATAACCATACAGAAAAACATACAAACGAGGCCTTAATGTTTACAAATAAAAGTTATTTTTCTATGAACTTTGTAGTAAAAACAAAACAAATTATAATAACATATACACAATATATACATCCATATATAAAAAATATTATATTCGAATTAAATCATATATTAACAAGAGATAGTATACAACATCTATTTATACATAATTATGTAGATAATGTTCATCCTATACAATATTTAGTAGATAGTAGTATACAAACAAGCAATATGAATGTGAAAACTTTGTTACAGTTGTTTGGATTTGGACGCATACAAGCGTTTACTATTTGCTATTATAAATTAAAAAATGCGATTTGGAATATAAAGGATATTGATACTATTATTTCATATTCTACAAAAATAAATAATAATAAAAAAAGTATGCCACTTGGATATCATTATTTTATGGTATTAGAATTAGATATTGGTATAGATATTATTGTTGAACGAACAACACAATTACAGTTTTATATCAAAGAAGAACGCCTAGAGTATTATCGACAAAAAAATATAAAGATACATACATTACAGCATTATTCGGATATAAACTCTTCAATGGACACAAGTAAAAATGTAGTGGATGTATTTACACATTTACATACTAATAATTCAATATTTAATGTATTTATAGCATATACAAATAATTGCGCTCATTTAATGTTACATATATCAAAATATTTATTACATCAAGATATAAATAATTATATTTTATTAGAAAATAAATTAAAAAATAATATTGATACAAAACATATTACAATGTGTGTAGATAATATATATACACATACTACACAACCATGGAATATATGTCCTAAAGCTCTTAAAAATACTATAATAAAGACATATTCTACAAAATATTCTGATACAGAAAAACTTACTAAAGATATACTACAAACGATTACGCAGCAATCTTTACAAAAGCGTCACATAGTAGATCATATGAAAAAAACTAATGTACTAGCTCCTTTATTATTACATAATTTTATACAGGAAAAATATAATGTTATTATGTCATTACGAACTATACTATATATAAAAAAACATATACAATATATATTATATTATATAATTTGTATATTACAAGTATATAGTAAAAAAAAAAAATCGGATATAGATAGTTTATTGGATACAAGGAAACCACACCAACGTTTACAAATACAATATATATTTACTGAAACAGAAATGGAACAAGTATATACTATAGCTAAAAAACTACAAATAACTTCATCAGAAGTTATCCAATTATTTATACTTAAAATATGTATTGTTTATTTTCCACATTATTATTTTATTATTGGTAGAAACTATTATCGTTATATATTACCCTATGTAAACGATGAGAAAGAATTATTTACATTACATAAAAAGATAAAATTATTTACTACAAATAATTATTTTCAACATTTGATGTATGATATAAGTATGCGTCGATTGCACGCAAAAGGATATTATATGTATCCAGACGAAAAATATATTTCTATACAAGATATAAACTGTTCTCGCCCGTTACACAATATTGATATCCATAAAATATATTCAAATACTACGTTGAATAGTAATCCAATAGATATAACGTATATCTATAAAAAAAATAAATATGAAATATTTATTTCGTATGATTCTAAATATACAATTGTTCAACGGATGATAAAAGAGATGTTTACAATTATGGAAATATATGCTTTACAGGAGGGTGTGTAAAAGTATTATTGTTCTGTTTTTTTTATTTTTTGATCACTGAAAAATCATACGGAGTTTGTTTAATCTTTCGCAGCCCACACGTTTCCAACTGATTTAGTTTGCGTTTAAAATATGAAAACTGGTTTGTGTTATGCAGTGTATCCATATTGGGTTTTGAGTTTTGGTAGTAAATACGTGGGTCATTGTGTTGGTGACCGGTTAAATTTGTGTGATGCGCATATGCCTGTGTAAGACTAAGAATGTGTTTATATGCGTCCGTCTTTTTAATTTCAAAAAGAGGGACGTGATGATTCGAACACAACGTCTTAAATATGTTTTTGTACATCTGTAGTTCGTTGTGAATGGCAACACACGTTTCATGTTCTGTTAGATGTTCTTTGCCAGAATACATATTTGTTTGCATATATTCTTGAAGTTGTGAAATAACTTTGTTAAACGCATCCCAGCACATATATGGATACAGTGTTTGATTGTATTTCAAGTGTTGTTTAGATGCGGACGTAAGTCCATTAGATCTCTCTATATTTGCTTCTAGTTTAGTTTGTAGTTTCAACAGCACAGGAGATGAATGTTGCATAATTGTAGTAGTATGTTCGATGCTGTAAATAGTTATATGTGAGTGAATGATTGTATATCATAGAATTAATTGTGTATCAAATTTATTTATAATATTTATATTCATATGAATATTATGAATATTTTGATAATTATTTTATAGCACACAGTGGTGGTGGTATTGGTGTAACTCGTTTAATTCGCAGTATGGAAATGGAAGGGTTACTTTAAGCATCACGTGGATTGTCTACACCAACCGAACCTACAGGTGATACTACTCGTGTAAGACCTGTATTTTTTTGTTGTAACGATATAATATAAAACAATAATCCTATTAATATAACTAATACAATTAAGTAAATAATGGTAGAATACAATAATATTTTATTACCTTTAATATTATTGATAACTTGTGTAACTGAATTAGACATAAATAATATATAGTATATAGTATATTATATATACTATATATTATTTACCCTGTGTAAATTAAATAAATATAATAAATAAATATATTAAATAAATATATTAAATAAATATATTAAATAAATATATATGTATATATTATAAACATATGGTGAGAAGAGTAAGTAGAAGAGTAAGTAGAAGAGTAAGAAAAAGGAAAAGTAAAAGAGTAAGTAAAAGAGTAAGTAAAAGGAAAAGTAAAAGAGTAAGTAAAAGGAAAAATAAAAGAGTAAGTAAAAAACGTAGACGTTCATTAAGAAAAAAAAAATCTGGTTCTAGAAATCAACGGGGGGGCGCGGCGGCGGTGCTGGCGCGCGCGAGGAGAAGACGGGGGTCGCGTTCTTCTTCGCGCCGCGATCCGGAGGAGGAGGAATCGGAGAAGAGGGACAAGGAGATGAAGGCGTTTGCTGCGGGCATGATCGAGGAAGCGATGAACAGTGACGATTACGCGAAGATGAGAGAGGGGTTCAATTACCTCAAGGAGAACTATCCATCCGAAGCCCGGTTTGAGTACCCTTGGGTGACCAAGCAGCAGGAAGAGGTCTTTCGCAAAGCGAAAGAACGTTTGAGAGTAAAGGACGAGAAGGTGAAGCAGCTGGAGAGAGAGAAAGAGCAGCGAGGGAATATGTATACCCGTGGGTGACCGATCAGCAGGAAGAGGTCTTTCGCAAAGCGAAAGACCGTTTGAGAGTAGAGGACAAGAAGGTGCGTATATAAATAAATATATTAAAAAATATAAATATATTAAAAAATATAAAAATATTAAAAAATATAAAAATATTAAAAAATATTAAAAAATATAAAAATAATATATATATATATATTATAAACATATGAGTTTAAGAGTTAGCAGAAGGCGTAGACGATCCGCTAAACGTAAAAGTCAAAAAGGAGGCAGAAAAGGACATTGCTCCAACAGTCACTCACGCAAACGAAAATCACGCCGCAGACGTTTATCAAGAAAAAAAAAATCTGGTTCTAGAAAACAAAGTGGCGGTGCCGCCGCCTCCGTAGCGAATCGTCGTCTTAGGGCGCAAAAGACCAAAAATCGTCAGGCTGCAAATAAAAAAAAACAAAATAAAAAAACATCCAATACATCCAATACATCCAATACATCCAATACATCTAATACATCTAATACATCTAATACTCAAAGTTCTTATTACAGCGCACGCTCCCCACGCTAACGCGTTAGATAATTTTTAATTAAAATCAGTAGCGTATTTAGTCGTCCAACTCCTAGCTTCGTTATTAAATTTCTCACGATTATCAACATATTCATTCGCAATAGCAGGCATAAGAGGGTCGTCGGGATTAGGATCTGTTAATAGTGAACATATCGAGAGTAACACTTTAGAAATAGTTAAAGCTGGTGACCAGTTATGTTTGAGTATATCGACACAAATACTGCCAGCACTACTAATATTAGGATGATAAATTTTTGTAATAAAATGACATTTAGGTGGCTTAAAAGGATAATTCATAGGGAAATAAATATCTAATTTAAAAATTCCACCTTCATAGGGAGACTCTGCAGGTCCTATAATAGTCGCATTCCAATGATGTAAATCATCTTTTTTCATACCAGCTGAGCAATTATTAGGTGGATCATTGGTAATGTTTTGTAATTCTTTATTTAATCGTATCATAGACATAATTAATAGTATATAATATGTTTAATATGTTTAATATGTTTAATGTATAAATAATAAACATCAAATTTAAATTATATACTAATTATTAATAATTATTATATGATTCGTTTAAGATATAGAGATAAAATATGTATAGAAATATATAATAATTTAAGATGAACGAGCCAGTAAATTCTATAGAAGATAACTTTTCAGAATATGCTTTTATATTAAAAACTGTTCAAACATCTGCTATACGAGTATTAGTAGAAGCTATAAAAGAAATTATTACGGATGCGAATATAATTATTTCAAAAACAGGATTAAAAATTATGACTATGGATCCTTCTCACACTATTTTGATTCACTTAAAATTAGATTCTGCTAAATTTGAACAATTTTATTGTAAAAAAGACATGACTATAGGTATTTCTATGTTATGTTTATTTAAATTAATAAAAATAATGTCAAATAATGATACGTTAACATTATATATAGAAAAAGATGATTTAAACCGTTTAGGTATTAAGATAGAAAATGGTGAAAAAAATAGTTTAACCAATTTTAAATTAAATTTAATGGATTTACCTAAAGATTATATAGATATTCCACCAGCTTCTTTTGAGTCTGTATTAACGATGCCTTCTAATGATTTTCAGAAAATATGTAGAGATATGTTTCAAATTGCGGATAATTTAGAAATTAAAAGTATAGAAAATCAATTAATATTTAGTTGTAAGGGAGATTTCGCGGAACAAGAAACGATTATTGGGGAAACTAATTTGGGATTATCATTTATTAAAAATAATCAACCTAAAGAAGTCGTTCAAGGAGTATTTGCTTTAAAACATTTAGTATTATTTACTAAATGTACAAACTTATGTCCAACCATTGAATTATATCTTAAAAATGATTATCCGTTAATTATAAAATATGGTATTGCTTCGTTGGGTAATATAAAATTATGTTTAGCTCCTAAAAATATGGACGATAATTAACAGTTCTATAAATAATAAAATAGATTATATAGGATAGGGGTGATTTTTAATATGTTTGTTAATATATGCTATATTATATTCATGATCATATTCTGGTGGAACAGATATACTTTCGATTATTTTTTTAATAACATTATACAATACTTTATTGTTTATATTAACACTTTTTAAAGGCATATCAAATAAAATTGTAGGAAATCTAGCCATTTTAACACCAGCAATTTGTTTATTTAATACATTGTAAAATGTGTTAATTTTTCTATCAATATTCGTTATATCTAAAGCATTTATAATTTTTGGTTGACTAAGAAAGTCTTTTATTGCTTTTAATGTAAATGTTAGTTTATCGAGTAAGGTATTTACAGATATAACAATCTGTTTAGTATATTTAATTATTCTAATCATATATTGTTTATATTTAGGAACACTTATAACTTTCCATAGAGGGGGAGTAGTATTATGTATATCAATAAATGTTGTTCGTATAGCCATTTTAATATAATAAATCGTTTCTAAAATATGAGAAAATGTTAAGTCAAGAGATTCTTTTATAAATAGTAGTCGTCTTTTTTTAATCATAAATTGTAATAGTTTTATACATGTAGATACATTATTTACTCGTTGTCGACAATAATCAATACGATATGAACATCTAGTAATGATTGGTGTAATATTTTTAATATGATTATTATCTGTAGTTACAGTATTTAAAATATTTGTTAATTGTTGATTAATACGAACTAAATTTTTAATTATAGTAACAGTGGGACTACTCATGTCATTTAAATATTTAATTATTTTAATGGTGTATTTAACACCAACTTCGGTAGGAACAATATTAATTGCTTTATAAATGCCATCTTTTATTGGATTAATAAAACCATTAAATAAATTGTTAATAAGTCTTTCTATTTCATTGGAACTAGGAACTGAAGGGGGGGGGGGTATAGCCTTTTCAACAGTATTTACAACTTGAACAACCGGGGCGGCTACTTTTTTGACTATATTACTGACCGCCTTAAAGGCTCCACCGAATGAAAAATGTTCTTGGTCATACGAATGCCTAGGTGTAGCCGCAATAATTATAATAATAAAAATAATATTTACAATAATATATTTTGGTATTTGTTTCATTATTATAATAAAAGATATTTATTTTAAAGGATAGGGATTGTTCTTAATATTTGTATTAATATATTCTACATTATAATTAAAATCATGTTCAGGTGGAACCGTTGATCCTTCGATGGTTTTTTTAATAATATTATATAGAATTTTATTGCTAATACTGATACTTTGTATAGGTATGTCAAATATAGTCATTGGAATTCTAGCTATTTTTACACCTGCGATTTGATGATTTAACACATCATGAAATTTTTTTATTTCACGATCTATATTTTCAGTATCTAATTCATTAATTATGCTTGGTTGACTAAGAAAATTTTGAATATCTTTTAAACAAAGTGTTAATTTATCAAGAAGAGTATTTATGGATATAACTATTTTTTTAGTATATTTAATATTTAAAACTATAATTTTTTTATATTGTGTAACACTTATAACTTCCCATAAGGGAGGAGAAGTATTATGTAAATCAATAAAACTTGTTCGCATAGCCATTTTAATAAAGTTAATCGTTTCAAGAATATTTCTATACAACAATATCATAGCCTTAAAAGCATTCATAAAACTAAAATGTTTTACTGTAAGTTCAAGTAATTTTGTACAAGTATATATATTACTAATACGTTGACGACAATATTCTATACGTTTAATACAGTTTGTGATTGTAGGTGTAACATTTTTTATATGGCCGGTATCTTTTACTATTGTATTTATAATATTAATAGATTGCTCATTAATTTGTAAAGTATTTGTAATAATATTTATAGTAGGATTAGCCATCTGACTTAAGTGTTCTACTAAGCGAACTAATTGTCCTGTTCCTATATTATTAGGTATAATGTTAATAGCATTATATATAGCATCTTTTATTGGGTTCATAATATCATTGAAAATTTTTTCTGCTGTTCCCTTTATATCTAAAGATTTTCCAAATAGATTTTCAATAATTTTTTTTTTTCTAGGAGTACATAATACTACAATAATAGTAAGAAGAACAACAGTAATAATATATTTGTTTGTTTGTTTCATTAATATATAATATTATTAAGATTATAATAATTTAATATT